GCGCTGTTCAACATCCTAAAGAGAACCGTCAAGAGGGCTGCAAAGTTCTTCCTATTCGAGTTTAATGATGTTTACACCCAGAACCAGTTTGTCAACGTAGTTGAACCGTTCCTGCGTGACGTAAAGTCTCGCCGCGGCGTAACTGATTTCGTAGTCGTTTGCGATGAAACCAATAACACCCCTGACGTTATCGCGCGTAACGAATTTGTGGGTGCCATCAAGGTTCGCCCTAACTACTCGATCAATTTCATTCGCCTAGAGTTCACGGCTGTTGGACCAAATGTTGCGTTCGATGAGATCGTGGATCAGTCCTAAATAGACGTGCGCAGGAGAATTAGCATATGACTAGCATTTCCGATTTCATGGGTAACTTTCAGGGGCTTGCACGCCCTAACAGGTTCCGTGTCCTTCTAAACTATCCAGGTGCCGTCGGGCAGCCAGGTACTAGATCACAGTTCATTGTGAGTGCAGCCGCGCTTCCAGCGAGCCGTCTAGGATCGATCCCTGTAAACTACATGGGCCGTATTGTTCCTCTCCCAGGCGACCGCGAGTTTGAAGACTGGACAGTTACAATTCGTAACGACGCCAGCTTCGATCACAGAAACGCTATGGAAAAGTGGTCCAACACCATCAACAGCCATCAGGGTAACCTGCGTCTAAACGAAGACTACTGGCAGACAGCTACAGTGCATCAGCTAGCCCTGAATGCAGATCGCGTTCTTAAGGGCTACACATTCTACAATCTCTGGCCAACCAGCGTCGGTCAGATCGATCTAAGCATGGACTCGTCCAACCAGATCGAAACCTTCCAGGTGACCTTCAAGTTCACCCATTGGGAATCAAATTCTACCACTTAACGGTTAGCATAGCGACCCATAGTGCCAGCACCTTTAACGTGCATACCCCTAACCCACCCCGCCGGTATCTCAGTATCGGCGGGGATTCTTTTTGTCTGAGTGCCGTCATTGATGCAAATTTTGCCAGTTCTCCAAGCTGTTATTTTGGCTTGAGTCTCTGGAGGAATACCACCACTTTTAGCAAAACGTCTTTTTTGGCCTGCGGATTGATTGGCTCTACGCTCAGGAGTATGCGATTGCCCTTTAAGAGCTTCGGCTAGCCGTTGGCGATGTAGCTCTGATTTTATCTTTCCCTTGAGCACTTGGCGCAACTTTCTACCGCCCTTCGCGCGAGATTCTGTGCAAAGAGGGCCTCCAAGGCCGCCTTCTTTTCGGTTATAATTGCCGGGGCCGTTTATGAAATCCGCTGTTACCAACCTAGCTTCAGTAGCCCACATATCTTCCGGATTGTCGAAAACGGCTAAGACCTCTTTGGTGAAATTGGACTTGCCATATTTTTGAATAGCAACGCCAAACGCATGACCGGACCCAAGATATTTGTCCCATGGGTCTGTTGTCTTGTGTGCGCCAATATAAATCTTGCCGTTGACAAGGTTGGTTGTTTTATAGACTGTGTAATAGATCGTATCCTGATCCGAAGGGCCATAAATATCCATGGCTGTGTTCCTCTCCAAAGTTCAACATAGAATCGGTGGAGTTCCCGCTCGCGACCGATACCTTATTTAGTCGAAAACAGGCACTTTGACTCTACCAAAAGAGCGCCTCAAAAAGGCGCTCTTTTCTTTGCTATAAATACTTGGCAGTCACAAGCAAGGCACTTATCATAATGGCACCCACACCAGGCAAGTTTTTGCCTAATCAGAATCCGCAGACAGATCGCCTTTGGGGCTGGAGCTTCAAGGAAAACACACCCAAGCAGTTCAAGAACATTGGGCAGGCTGTCATTGCGCCAAACAACAATGATGGCGCCTATGTCATTGATGCAGGCTTCACTGGCATCGGAGGCTATAACTACACCTACGATTTCCTTGGTGGTGTTAGAAGCGAGAACGGATTCATTCAGCGATACAGAGACATTTCGGTGTTCCCTGAGGTTGATAAGGCCATCAGAGACATTGTGGACGAGGCTATAGTTATTGACGACAACGGCCGCGTTGAAATCAAGCTAAACATGGACGAGCTTAAGGTCGGTGATAAGGTCAAGAACAAGCTGGCTGATGAGTTCAAGGCTATCTTGAATCTACTTGATTTTCAAAATCAGGGAAGCGATCTATTCCGCAGCTGGTATGTGGACGGTAAGCTATATGTCTATCTCGTTATCGACTCCAATAATTCTGGTGAGGGTATACAAGAGCTTCGCGTTATCGACCCAATGGCTATCAAAAAGGTCCGCGAGGAAATCAAGAGCACCGGACCAGGCGGCATCGTTACTACAATAGGTTACCGCGAATATTACACATTCAACTCAGGATATGTGCCCGCAAATATCAGAGGGTTTGGTATGGCGCAGGCGCCCGGGCAGGAAATTCAGATCGCTCCAGACTCTGTAGTTATGGTGCCATCTGGTGTGTGGGACCCAACTAGATCATTCATGATCGGATCGCTTCACAAGGCTATTCGTGCTGCCAATCAGCTTCGCATGATGGAAGATGCAACCGTCATCTATCGTATGGTACGCGCGCCCGAGCGCCGCGCGTTCTATATTGAGACGGGTAACCTTCCTAAGAACAAGGCAGAGCAGTATATCCGTAGTCTTATCAACAAATACAGAAATCGCGTTTCGTATGACGCGAGCACCGGCACTATTACGGAGAAGGGCACCAACATTTCGATGTTGGAAGATTTCTGGCTTCCGCGCAACAGTAATGGTAAGGGCACGGAAATTCAGACCCTGCAGGGCGGCACCAATCTAGGTGAGATCGCCGACGTTGATTACTTCAAGAAAAATCTCTACATGGCGCTTAACGTGCCACGCTCGCGCGTGAAGGAAGATGCCACCTTTGGCTTCGGAAAGAACAGTGAAATCTCACGCGATGAAATTTCATACGCCCGCTATATTGCGGGGCTACGTCGAAAATTCTCAAGTCTTCTCCTACAGCTTTTGGAGCGCCAGGTTCTCCTAAAGGGAATCATGACACGCGATGAATGGGAAGAGTATGTTCCCGGCATCATCGTTATTTTCCCATACGATAACTACTTTGCTGAGATCAAGGAAATCGAGGTTCTAAAGAATCGAGTAGAGGCCCTAAACAGCATAAAGGAAGGCATCGGTCTTTATTTCTCAACTGAATGGGTGAGAAAGAACGTCCTACGTCAGACTGATGAGGAAATCACTCAGATGAAGGACGAGATTGCCAAGGAACGTAAGGAAGGATTGCTTGATCCATCTAACGTACCATTCGACTCAGACCTTGCAAAGAGCGCAATCGATTCAGCCCGTCTTGGTATTGACAGCGATAAGGTGCAAGCTGAAATTGAAAAAATGGCGCACGAGCAAAAGACTGCAGAACTTGAAAAAGAGGTCGATGGTTTCTTGGCAAAAGATAAGCCGGCCGCTAAACCATAAATACACGGCATCCATAGAGGTATACTAATGAGCAAGAATCAGCCTAAGTCTCTCACAGAGCAAATTGTCCATGAGGCGTCCCGCAAGGACCCACTTGCATTGAGCGAGAGCTTCAATCGTCTTATGGCTAGCAAGCTGGCTATCGTAATTGACAGAGAGCGTCAGCGCGTCGTTAAGGGCATGTTTGCCTAAAGGATAACACACATGACAAGCCCAACCCCTCTTGTTCTAATGACGGAACTATCTGAGGACGTAACCTATGCGTCCAAGTCAGACGGGTCGGCTGAAGGAAAGCGTCTCTTCATCGAGGGCATCTTCCTTATGTGCGATATCGTCAACAGAAATGGTCGCATGTATCCATCGGCTCTAATGGACGATGTGGTAGCTGCCTATAACAGAAACTATATCACACAAAAGCGCGCATACGGTGAACTTGGTCATCCAGAAGGACCAACTGTAAACCCAGATCGTATCTCTCACAGAATCGTTTCACTCACGAGAGAGGGCACCAACTTTGTAGGTAAGGCCCAGATTTCGAGCACCCCCATGGGTGAGATTGCGCGCAATCTGATCCTTGACGGCGGCCGCCTAGGCGTATCATCGCGCGGGCTAGGTTCTGTCACAAAGCGCAATGGCGTCGAAATCGTGCAGGATGACTTTTTCCTAACGACCGGAGGCGACATAGTTATTGACCCTTCTGCTCCATCAGCATTTGTCAATGGAATCATGGAAGGTAAAAGCTGGGTCTGGGATAATGGGCTTCTAAAAGAAAGCACCATTGCAGGATATCATAAGGCTATCAGCAAGGCGTCGTCAAAAACCCTTGAGGAAACAAGCGTTAAGATGTTCAAGAATTTCATAAGCGAACTCGGCAAATAAGAGTTTGCTAAATACCAACGACTTAATTAGGGGTGCCGTTTGGCACTATTAGAGGACCGATCCAATATGGCAAAGAGCAGCAAGAAAAAGGCCGAAGAACTCGACGTTTTCAACAAGGACGAAAAGGCTGAGTCCGCAGACCTTGAGAACAAGGATAATGTCACAGAACAATCTGAGGACGACCTTGTAGAGGCGGTATCGCGCCTTGCCGAAAAGTGGAATAAGATGAACAAGGAAGAAGCCGAGTCCGATGAGGACAAGGAAAAGTCCGAGAGCACTGATTCTGATGAGGACGACCTTAAGGAAGAGGAAGACAAGGATAAGGATTCCGAGCTTAAGGAAGAGGACGACAAGGACGAAGACGAGGAAAAGTCTGAGAGCGCCGAGTCCGACGAAGACGAACTCAAGGAAGAGGACGAGTATAAGTTGGACGAATCTGACTTTGAAGACCTCAAGGAAGAGGACGAGTCCGATGAGGACAAGGAAAAGTCTGAGGAAACTGAGCTAGACGACAAGGATAAAAAGTCCGAGTCATATCGCCCGGAAGATCAGCCTGAGCCAACCTCAAAGAGTGTTCCTAACAAGACGAATGTTCCCGACAACGCTGACATTCAGCTTGCCAAGGAAGCCTTCGACACGCTTATGGGCGGCAAGGACCTTTCGGAAGAGTTTAAGGCACAGACCAAGCTCATTTTTGAGACTGCACTTGCAGCCAGCATCAAGGCCCACAAGGCCCGCGTTGTGCGCGAGGCGGTCAAGCTATCTAACAAAAAGATCGAAGAGGGTATCGCGTCTAATAAGAAGGCACTCTCCGAGACCGTTAATAACTATGCAACTTACGTTGCAGAGGCATGGCTCGACCAGAATAAGCTAGCTGTTGAGCGCGGCGTCATGGTTGAATCTTACAAGGGCTTCATGAAGGGGCTTAAGCAGGTATTCGAGAACAACTATGTTGAGCTTCCTAAGGGTAAGCATGATCTTGTTGAAAATCTGACCGAAGACCTACGCAAGAGTAAGAACCTACTTGAGCAGCTAACCAAGGTTTACAAGAGCACTAAGGAAGAGAACGCATCTCTATCCCGCACTATTGCCATCAAGGAAGCGGCAGAAGGCCTAACTGGTCCTGCATCTGAGAAGCTGGCATTCCTTTCCGAGGCTGTTACATTTACCAGCCCCGAAAAGTTCAAGGCAGACCTAAAGACTCTGCGTGAACGCTTCATTGACACTGCTCCTTCAAAGAGCACTCTCAAGGAAGGTGCCACCAAGGTTCTCACTGAGGAAAACAAGCCTAACAGTGAGGCAGCTACAGATGCCGGCGACAATCGTAGAGCCAGATACGTTGACGCCATTCGTTCAACCAAGAGACACTAATAGAAATTCGGTATTTTAATCGAGTTTTCTAAATAGTCAAGCGAAAAAACCAGATAGAGGGTTTTAGGAGAAAGTAATGAGCAAGAAGCAAGACGCACTTATGGAAAGCTGGGCTGAAGTCCTCAATGAGGAAGCCGCAGGTCCAATTAATGGTCACTACAAAAAGTGGGTCACAGCCCGCCTTCTAGAGAACACCGAAAAGGCTGCTCTTGAAGAGAAGAACGGTCAGACCGGACGCGAGCACCTAAGCGAGCAGTCCAACCAGACCAACAACATGGACATTGCAGACCCAGTTCTAATCAACCTGGTCCGTCGCACTGCTCCTAACCTAATGGCATATGACTTTGCCGGCGTCCAGCCAATGTCTGGTCCAACCGGGCTTATCTTTGCTATGCGCTCCTACTACGGCGCTCCACCTGATGGTCCATTCGGCCGCCCAGGTGACGCTCGCTTCCCAACAGGTGGCGCAGTAAACACTGCTGGTGAAACCGTTGCACAGCAAAATGCTGCTGCTGGTGTCGCCGCAAACGAAGCCTTCTTTGATGAAGCACGCGCAGGTTACTCTGGTAACGCTGTTGCAAACCCAAGCACCGCGGCTGATTTCTATGACGTTCCGGGCGCAACCAACTTTGGTAAGGGTATGGCAACCGGTACCGGTGAAGCTCTAACCAGCTTCCCTGAGATGGGCTTCACCATCGAGAAGACCTCGGTCGAAGCAAAGACCCGTCTGCTCAAGGCTGAATACACTGTCGAACTCCAGCAGGACCTTCGCGCTGTTCACGGTCTAGACGCAGAGACTGAGCTTGCTAACATCCTCAGCACCGAGCTTCTAGCTGAAATCAACCGCGAAATGGTCTTCACCATCCGTCGTTCGGCTGAGCTTGCAACAGGCGACATTCAGTATAACTCATCTGGTGCTGTCGTAGTTAACACTGCAGGTAACCCAATCCTAACCGCAACCGGTACTTGGGACATTGCTAAGAACTCTGACGGTCGTTGGAGCGCAGAAAAGTATAAGAGCCTACTTGTTAAGATCAACAAGGAAGCCAACGCGATTGCAAAGCGCACTCGCCGTGGTCGTGGTAACTTTATCATTTGCTCATCTAACGTAGCTAGCGTTCTTGACCTAACCGGTAAGCTGGTCTACTCACCAGCAATCGACGACAGCCTAGTAGTTGACGACACAGGCAACACCTTTGTTGGTATCCTGATGGGTCGCTTCAAGGTCTACATCGACCCTTACCTAAGCTATGACGAAATCATCGTCGGATACAAGGGCGCGACCCCTTACGACGCTGGTATCTTCTACTGCCCATATGTTCCACTACAGATGGTCAAGGCTTACGGCGAGAACAGCTTCCAGCCAAAGATCGCGTTCCGCACGCGCTATGGCATCGTGGCTAACCCATTCACCACGCTCAAGTCCAACAGCAACCGCTACTTCCGTAAGTTCCGCATCACCGGCCTCTAAGCCAAAGCGAACTACAGTAGCTAAAGGAAAAGCCCCGCCAAAAGCGGGGCTTTTTCATTTCACATGACCGGATGCACCACATAATGGGCAGACAATATCAGGAGGGGACTCTGGGCGCATAGCTGCTACTGCCTTGTAAATTCTACCCTTGTCTACCTCCTGCACCTCTAAGGTATTCAAGTAGTGTAAAACAGCATCAAACGCAGCCCATTGACCGCGCGTGTAATGACTGCTCATGCCTTGCCATATTCCATGATGTGCCGGTGATAGGTCTTTATTCTGGTGTCTCCGCCGTCGTCTGGAGTGTAGGCTGCGACAAATATAGGCTCCTTGGAGCGATCCTCTGGGAATACCCCAACAGTCAGAACCTTGGTGTAATACGAGCCGGTGTCCATATTGCACCGATTATGACGACGCTCGACACGGCCGTCACGAATAGGCGTATGCCCATGAATGACATACTTGGGATGGTCATGAGGCGACGTAATAAATTCCCACCTGATCCACTGCAAATCTTGTGCATCTTGATCGGCCAGAGGCACACCTGGTTGAATACCCGCATGCGTCAGGAAATATGAGTCAGTCTCAATGGCAAGAGGAAGGCTCTTGAGCCAGATGCGATCCGCCTCATAGCTTTTGGTATCACCATCATATTCAGCTAGGGTCTTGTTTCCGCCATTACCAGGATGCAGCCAGATATCGCCTAGGTTGAACCCGTCGAACTCCACAAAGAATTCCTCATGGTTGCCCCGCAGACAATACCAATTCTTGTTGGTTTCACATTCCTCACGAACGCGATTGAGGCACTTACGGTTTTCAGGTCCCCGGTCGATAAGGTCACCTAGGAATACAACAATCCATCCGGCATATTCTGGCTCGGCAAGCATTGCCTTGATTTCATCAATCAGAGGATCGAGCAAGGAATACATGCCGTGAATGTCTCCTACAGCAAAGACTCCATTTACCCCATCAAGCCTTTTAATTTTCGGCTCTAGGGTTGGTTCATGTTCTAGAAAAATCGGGTTCATTTGTTGGGTACCTTATATCCTGTTAGACGTTCGAGAACCTCTATAGCCTGACGATTATGCCCCATGTAGGTTCCTGTGGGCGCATATTGCGTGTCATAATACACCAAAACTCGACTGCAAGCGTTACTTTATAATCGTAATTGATCTTGCGCGCATCAGGTTTGACATTACCTTTATAATCACACACAAATAATTCCGTGCGATCTTGAGTAAAGGCCTCAATAAGGGCTTCTAATTTTGGAAGGTCTTTAGGAGGAATTGTCTCTGCATCAGAACAAGCCCACGCAAACACATCATTGCAAGTCGCGATAATCTGCAATTCGTCAGGATTGTCTCTGTTCCACCACGATGTATTGAAAAACACATCATTGTTGCTAAGGGCGGCCGCAATAAAAGGTAGACGATCCTGCATTCCAGATAAGAAACATGTCAGACTCTTAAAGTCATTCCAGCCCATACCATCTGGTAAATTAAGTCTATCGTCCTGGTCGTCAGTCATATTGTAGCCTTAATAGAAAGGGGCGCTTGCGCGCCCCGGTTTAGGTGGAGCAGAAATCAGCCTTGACAGCCGCACTTGCCACGATCACAGTAAAAGGAATTGCGAACGCGCCCACCAGAATAACACTAGCATGGTAATCTCCTGTTTTGCATTGCGTATTACTTATTATTGCACTGCAGCATGAAAAGATCAACTAGTGGTGTGGCATATTGCTCGAAACCTGCGTGCGGATTTGTCACTTGTTATCCTTAGCCTTGTTCAAGAAATGCTGAAAGATTCGAGCCGTATTAAAGGCGTCTGCGCCAGCATCATGCGCTCGCCCGTCAAACTGCAGCCCGTAGCGTGTCAGATATTCTCCGAGCCCACCGGCGATCTTGTTGCCGTTGGCGATAGAGTCCATGACGGCAAATGTCTTGACGTCAATAATCCTGCGCCCGAAGGCTTTCCTAAGCGCCTTGCGCGCGTCTGATCCTGCTGCACCCTGGCGCTCAAGCTGGGCGTCGATTGCCTTCACATCACCATGCCCCCAAACGACCGGATTAATCCAGCACTTGTGGGCCTTATGATCGGCAAGCATCAAAGAGACTACATTCCATAGCGAGATAGCATTGTCGGAAATGTCCTTGTCCGTGATGCCCGTAAGCTCCGTGATAAACGGATCGATGGAGTCAGGCGTGAACACATAGAAGGACTTAGACTCCAGAGACTTTTGAGTCACTGTGTCCCATACGCACCAACCGGCTTGAATAATGTCATTGCTCGGCTGGTTCATTTCGAGGTCCAGCACTAGAAATTTGGTCATACTCTAATCATAACAGAGGTATCAATAATAGCAAGGGCTATCTCGGTATCTACCGCTTTGAGAACCAACCTGGCCAGACAGACTTACCGAAGCCAGATTCCTGTTTTGGGGTCTCGGGAACAGGCTTTTCAATTGGGCGCTGCGTTCACGGGCATCGATTTCCTCTTCATTCCAGAAGCGGAGCCCGCCGAACTTGTATAGTGCCTCACTCATACTACCAACCAATCTCTTTTGAAATCTCGGCGTTGAACCCGCCAAGGCTTTTGAATCTAGCCACAAAGTAATCGCTTAGTGGACCAGCAGTGAAATATCGATGCCCTGATGGAGCGAAGCGCCAAAGTCTTGCCATTTCCAATCGAGAAATAGCATCAACCTCGGCCTTCTCCTCGGCGCTGATCTGATGGTCACTCACAGTAGCCTCTCTTTTTCGCGAACGGGCGAAATTCTTGTGGTAGTATTATGTTTGCGGGAGCCCCGTCAAACAGGGGTCCGATATCTTTTGGGGTATATCCAGCTAGCCCACAGCCAATTGGCGTGAGCCAGTAAAGATTACCAGGTGTCTCATTCGCAAACTCAATGAAATCATCGACATATTTCTTGATAGCATCGAGAGGCAAGGTATAGAGTCTGCGATTGGTATCCTGCCCCTTGGTGGGTATAGCATATGATCGCCCTTGCAATCCTACACCCTTTCCGTAGATGGCGCCGTATTGTTCAAGGGCTTTCTTGGCTGCACCTTTGCCGTGTCTGCCGGCCTCGTTAGAGCCGAACACGAATATGTCCGTCACAGGTCATCCACCTTTAGCCCATTGGCTTTCAAGAACGCAATTTCCTCATCATCTAGCACGATCTTAATACCGTGCCACATTTCTCTGCGAGTAGCCCAGGCGTTATACATGCGCGTATGCTTGGTCTTTTCAGCCTTGTAGTCAGCCTTAAGCGTGACCTCAGACGCCTGCCCGCAACCACCGCAGGCGGGGCAGGCAGTCTTGTCGCACATCTTGTAGCCTTCTACCGGATCGCAGAATGCGTCATCCGGATAGTCGCGCCCAGTGCCGTTACACCTATTACACACGCGCGCCTTATCAACGGCATGCTTGTAGTAATTCATCGGCTCTGTGCGCCAGACTGCCCATTTGCTGGCACGTTGCTTGAGCCATTCCTTGAATGTGGGGAATGCTGCGTTCATTGGTGAATCGCAATAATGGCGAATATGCCTGATATCGCAAAATTGACGATTACCATGGCGATCAGCGCGCCGGCCCAAGCGTTTGACCAGAACAGCCCACCATAAGTAAGTGCCAGCCCGGGAACTAAGAAGGCTGCGGGTATGACTAGCAGCCCGATATACAGGTGAAGCACTGCGAGAAATTTCATGTGTCGTTTCCTTTTAGACTGCATTCATATTACTCTAGCAGCGGCCTCCTGTCAAGGGTCAGCCAACCGGAATAAATACAAGAGCACTAAGAGGTTAGATCATACATGCCAAGACCGCGCATCAAGAACAGCGTAAATCAGTTTGCCAAGAGCCGTTTCGTCTTCACCATGTCAGGTATGGACGGCGTGGAGTTTTGGTGTCAGGAACTTATCCTCCCGGGCGTGAACAACAATGAGATCATCCTTGGTACCCCAACGGGCGAGCCAATGGTCCTGAACGGTGATACCAATGAATATGGATCGCTGTCGGGCCGTTTCATCCTGGACGAAAATCTGAATAACTGGGCCCACATGTATCGCTGGGCGAAGGGGTTGACTGACGGTAACAAGGAAATTCAGGGTGAAGGTCCTCAGGAGTTCATCCGCCCAAGCCAGCTTATTGTCACGATTCTAAACAGCAGTTCCAAGCCAATTAAGCGAATCACCTACAAGTATGCCTTCCCAGTAAACCTCGGCTCGATCCCTCTAAAAGTCAATGAAGACGAGGCTGAACCAGTAACTATTGACTTTGAAATGCAGACAATGAGTGCTAGCATAGAAGACCTGGTTTAACAAAGGATAATACAGATTATGGAAATTAACTTTAGAACTGACAAACACGAAGACGGACTTTGCATTAGCATTGTTGCAGTCTTTAACGAAGAGACTGGTCTTCTTTCTTTTCACAAGCGCCGCGAGGGTACAGGCATGAGCGCAGAACCTCTGCACGATTTTAAGTTTGTTGTGGATGATGAACAGGTTGGGATTGTGAACGGACGTTTGCGAGCCCTTAACAGCGATGTTTCCTACCTCCACGAACCTTCGCATTTGTCTGAAGCGCATTAAAGCATTAGAGAACATGAGAGAGTGAGAGTAGAGGTTCTATATTATGACAAATCAAGCTCCATACACATCCATCACGCTTGAAACGCTTCAAAGCATGGTCGTTGAAGACCTGCACATGAATCGTGCAAATATTGTTGATGAAAGCATCAAGACATCCAG